TGGTATGTATGCTGTTACACAAGATCAGATATATGCTTACAAGCCGTTTACAAATGGTGATCGCGAAGAACCTTGGCAGTCGCTTCACGGTTATTGCTTTGTACAACCTGTTAAAGCCGATAGTTATTTAGAAAACTATAGCGAGAAAAAACTTCATGGTATACTTAGGTACACTAACAAAGAGTTAAGCCTAAGCGAAGGATCAGTAGTTTGTTTTACTCCGGACTCAGAATTTGAGTTTGTTTTTAATGACATGCTACTTTATTGTATGAAATCAAATAATATAGTTCTTAGTTATGGAAACAAAAGAAACGAGAAAGAATATAATCCAGGCTGGGCGCAAAGCTGTTAACGAACTTATTAAGGTGGCTGAAGAAGCTATAGTTGATAGCGGAGAAGATATATCGGCTGATAGGTTAAAAAACGCAGCAGCTACAAAAAAGCTAGCGATATTTGATGCTTTTGAAATACTTAAGCGCATTGAAGAAGAAGACTTAGCTTTACAGGATAAGCCTAAAGAAGAAGTTAAAGAAGAGCAGTCTTTTAAAGGCTTTGCAGAAAGAAGATCTAAAAAGTAATGTACGAGCAGACATTATATAAAATAGTAGAGCCGATTAAAAAGCAAAAACTTGATAGGCTTAATAAGTATAAGAAGTGGGAGTACGGTTATAACGAAGAGCACGATATAGTCGTTATAAGTAAAACCGGTGAGATAGGTGAAATATATGAGATACAAAACCTAAAAATAGGTTTACCTAAAGCAGATTCCGTATATCAAAGATCTAATAAAAAAGTAGATCAACACTGGGAAAGATTAGATAAGCCTAAAGATATAGATAGAATAAAAACTATATTTGATTGGAGAGATTATCCTGAAGAATTTAAACAGAAATATCATAGTTATATTGACAAAGAGTTTGAATATAGGGACAACGGGTTTTGGTTTAAAAACAATGGTTTAGACACTTATTTAACGGGTAGCCACTATATGTATCTGCAATGGACTAAAATAGACGTTGGAGAAGCAGAGTTTAGAGAGTCAAACAGATTGTTTTTTATATTTTGGGAGGCTTGTAAAGCAGACGAAAGAAGCTACGGTATGTGTTACTTAAAGAACAGAAGATCCGGTTTTTCTTTTATGGCAGCCAATGAAACGGTTAACTTAGCTACTATTTCAAGTGATAAAAGATTTGGTATACTTTCTAAAACTGGCCCTGATGCTAAAAAACTGTTTACCGATAAAGTAGTACCTATAACTATAAATTATCCGTTTTTCTTTAAACCCATACAAGATGGTATGGATCGACCTAAAACAGAACTAGCTTTTAGAGTACCTGCTTCAAGGTTAACAAGAAGAAAAATAGAGTCTAAAGATGAACAAGAAGAGCTTCAAGGTCTTGATACAACTATAGATTGGAAAAATACTACAGACAATGCGTATGACGGTGAAAAACTTACGCTATTAGTACATGATGAGTCTGGTAAATGGGAAAGGCCTGAAAATATTTTAAATAACTGGCGTGTAACAAAAACCACGCTAAGATTAGGTGGAAGAGTTGTTGGAAAATGCATGATGGGTAGTACGTCAAATGCTTTAGACAAAGGAGGTGAAAACTTTAAAAGATTATATAACGATTCTGACGTAACAAAAAGAGATAAAAACGGACAAACTAAATCTGGACTATATAGTTTGTTTATTCCAATGGAATGGAATTATGAGGGTTTTATGGATAAATACGGATACCCTGTTTTTGAAACGCCTGAAAACACAATAATTGGTTTTCATAACGAAAAAATAAAAATAGGTATAATAGAGTATTGGAACAATGAAGCAGCAGGATTAAAAGAAGACCAAGATGCTTTAAACGAATTCTACAGGCAGTTTCCAAGAACAGAAGAGCATGCTTTTAGAGACGAGGCTAAAAGATCTATATTTAATTTGCAGAAAATATATGAGCAAATTGATTACAACCAAGATTTAAAAAATACGCAAGTATTAACAAGAGGATCTTTTCAATGGGAAAATGGCATAAGAGATACTAAAGTAATTTTTATACCTAATAAAGATGGTAGATTTTTAATATCATGGGTACCGCCAGTTGAGTTGCAAAATAGGCACATCATTAAAAACGGTACTAAGTATCCAGGTAATGATCACATGGGTGCTTTTGGTTGTGACCCATATGATATATCAGGTACAGTAGATGGTAAAGGATCTAAGGGTTCTATGCATGGCAAAACTAAGTTTTCTATGGAAGATGCTCCACCAGAACACTTTTTTTTAGAATATTTAGCTAGGCCTCAAACAGCTGAAATATTTTTTGAAGACATGTTAATGGCTATTGTATTTTATGGAATGCCTATTTTAGCAGAAAATAATAAACCTAGATTGTTATATTATATAAAAAGAAGAGGTTATAGAGGATTTTCTATGAATAGACCTGATAAAATATATAATAAGCTATCTATTACAGAAAGAGAGATTGGTGGTATACCTAACTCAAGTGAAGACATTAAGCAGGCTCATGCGGCAGCAATAGAATCGTATATAAATCAATGTGTTGGTTCTGTTGGAGAAGGAGAATATGGTGACATGTATTTTGACAAAACACTCAATGAATGGTCTAGATTTGACATGAACAATAGAACTAAATTCGATGCAGCTATAAGTTCAGGTTTGGCTATAATGGCATGCAATAAAAATATGTATGCGCCAGTCAATAAAGTGGTAAGACAAAATATTAGTTTAGGATTTAAAAAATATGACAACTCTGGTACTACATCTAAGATAGTTGATTAAAATAAAACAATGAATAAAATAAATACTAATCCCAATAGCGCATTTCCTAGCCAAGTAGTTAGTGATGCTGAAAAAGCCACGATAGAATACGGTTACCAAGTGGGTAGAGCTATTGAAGGCGAATGGTTTGGAAGCAGTAGATCAACAGGTAACAGATTCTTTTCTAATTGGACTAGTTTCCATAATCTTAGATTATATGCTAGAGGCGAACAATCAATACAAAAATATAAAGACGAATTATCTATTAATGGTGATTTGTCTTATTTAAATTTAGATTGGAAGCCAGTTCCAGTTGTTTCTAAATTTGTTGATGTGCTGGTAAATGGCATAGTTGAAAAAAAGTACGAGGTAAAAGCTTTCTCTCAAGACCCCGAGTCTATAAAGAAAAGAACTAATTACGCAGCTAACTTAATGCGTGATATGGGCATAAAAAATGAATTAGATGCTTTTAAAAAAGCCACTGGTATAAATATGTTTAAAACGCCGTCTAACATAGATTTACCAGAAACAAAAGAAGAAGTTTCTCTTCACATGCAGCTGGAATATAAGCCATCTATAGAAATAGCTGAAGAAGAGTTAATATCTAATGTGTTTGACAAGAATAAATATGAGCTATTAAGACGTAGAATAGTATATGATTTAGCAGTATTAGGTATATGCGCATCTAAAACAAGTTGGAATAAATCTAATGGTATTGTTTTAGAATATTGTGATCCTGCTAAAATGGTTTGGTCATACACAGAAGATCCAAACTTTGAAGATCTTTATTATGTAGGAGAGGTTAAGCTAATGTATTTATCAGAGATAAAAAAGCAATTTCCTTATTTAAGTGATGAAGAGCTAACTAAAATACAAAATTATCAAGGAGCTAATCAATACTTAATGGGTTGGCAAGAGTATAATAATGATACAATAGCTATTCTATTCTTTGAATACAAAACTTACACTAATCAAGTATTTAAATTAAAGAAAGGTCCTTTTGGTCTTGAAAAAGTTATAGAAAAAGATGATACTTTTGATCCGCCTGAAAACGATAACTTTAAAAGAGTTTCAAGATCTATAGAAACACTTTATACAGGTGCCAAAGTATTAGGTCACGAGAAAATGTTAGAGTGGATGTTGTCTGAAAACATGACAAGACCTAAGTCTGATACTACTCGTGTAAATATGAATTACGCTATTTCTGCACCTAGAATGTATAAAGGTCGTATAGACTCTATGGTTAATAGAATAACTGGTTTTGCAGATATGATAAATATTACAAACCTAAAGTTACAGCAAGTAATGTCTAGAATAGTTCCTGATGGAGTTTTCTTAGATGTAGATGGATTGGCAGAAGTTGATTTAGGTAACGGAACATCATACAGCCCTGCTGAGGCATTAAATATGTATTTTCAAACTGGTAGTATACTAGGAAGATCTTTAACGCAAGATGGTGATATAAATAGAGGTAAAGTACCTATTCAAGAGTTACAGTCTTCTGGAGGTCAAGCCAAAATAAGTTCTCTAATTAATACCTACCAGTATTACTTACAAATGATTAGAGACGTAACTGGCCTTAATGAAGCTAGAGATGGTAGTCAGCCTAAGGAAGATATGCTTGTAGGCTTACAGAAGTTAGCTGCTAACGCCTCTAATGTTGCTACTAGGCATATACTTCAGTCATCGTTATATATTACATGCAAACTAGCTGAAAACATATCATTAAGAGTTTCTGATTCTATAAAGTTTGCATTAACTAGCACATCGTTACAAAACGCCATAAGCTCTTACAATGTAGGTACATTAGAAGAAATAAGTGATTTACACTTGTATGATTTTGGCATATATTTGCAAGTAGAACCTGAAGATGAAGAAAAAGCACAGCTAGAGCAAAACATACAAATAGCTTTAAAAATTGGTGGCATTGATCTTGAAGACGCTATAGATTTAAGACAAATAAATAATATTAAGTTAGCTAATCAGTTATTAAAACAAAAGCGCAAAAAGAAACAACAAAGAGAGCAACAGCAGCAGCAGTCTAATATACAACTGCAAGCATCAGAAAATGCTAAATCTGCTGAAAAAGCTGCAATGGCTGAAGTTCAAAAGCAACAAGCACTTACTCAAGAGAAAGTTAGTATAGAGCAAGCTAAGTCACAATTTGAAATACAAAGAATGCAAAATGAAGCTCAGATAAAAAGAGAGCTTATGCAAACAGAGTTTAATTTTAATATGCAGTTAGCACAGGTAAGGGCTAACTCTGAGTCATCTAAAAACCAAGTTGTAGAAGATAGAAAAGATGCAAGAACAAAGATTCAAGCAACTCAACAAAGCGAGTTGATTGATCAAAGAAAAAACAATTCATTACCTAAAAATTTCGAGTCTAGTGGAAACGATACTTTAGGTGGTTTTGGTTTAGAGCAATTTGAGCCAAGATAATTTTTATTCATTAATTATATGTTATTATGTCAGATGTTAAAGTAGACCTTAGAAAATTCGCAGAAAAACGCGGAGATGAGGTTATTAAAGTTGATTTATCAAAAAAACCTGTAAAAGAAGAAGAAGAAGCCGTTGAGCAAGAACAAACGGACGATGGTGAGATAGTTGACAATCAAGAAAAAGAAGCTGTGCTTGAAGAAATAGTTGAGACAGCTGAAGAAGTAAAAGAAGAAGAAGAAACAGATTCTGTAATAAAAGAAATTACAGATGAAGAGGAAGTTGCTGCTGAACCAGTTGCTGAGCCTATAGTAGAACCAGTTGCACCACAAATTGATTTACCAGAAGGTATTGATAAATTAGTTGAGTTTATAAATGAAACTGGTGGAACTATAGATGATTATAGCAGGTTAAATGCAGACTACTCAAAAATAGACGAAGATACTTTGTTAAAAGAGTATTATAAAAATACAAAATCTCATCTCGATGGAGAAGAGGTAAATTTTCTAATTGAAGAAAACTTTTCTTACGACGCAGAGTTTGATGAGGAAAGAGATGTTAGAAAAAAGAAATTAGCGAAAAAAGAAGAAGTTGCTAAAGCTCGAAAATATCTTGATAGCTTGAAGTCCAAGTATTATGAAGAAATTAAAAGTAGACCTACCGTTACAAATGAGCAGAAAAAGGCGACAGACTTCTTTAATCGTTATAACCAAGAAAAAGAAGAAGGTCTTAAGCGGAACGAAGGTTTTCAAGCTAAAACTAAGAATTTTTTTACTAATGATTTCAAAGGTTTTGATTTCAATGTTGGTGAAAAGAAATTTAGATACGGCTTGAAAGAACCATCTAACGTTGCAGATAATCAATCTGATATTAACAAGGTGTTGGGAAAGTTTCTCGACGATAAAGGCAATGTTAAGGATCTGAAAGAATATCACAAGGCTTTGTATGCCGCATCTAATGTAGATACGCTTGCAACCCACTTCTATGAACAAGGCAAGGCTGATGCAGTAAAACAGGTTGAGAGATCTTCAAAAAATATCTCTAACGAACCTGGAAGGCAATCACCTGAAAATGTTTTTGTAGGCGGGTTTAAAGTTAAAGCTATAGATGGTGTGGACAGTTCTAAATTAAAAATTCGA